AGCAGTAATGGAAAATATACCATCTATGTACCCGTTAATCTGGACGGAAGAGAGATTGGAAAAGCGACTGCAACGTATACACGAGAAGAAATTGAGAAACAGGAGACAAGGGAGAACCGAAAGAAAGGCAGGAGAATGAATGTATAACTTTGTAGATACAACAGAGCGATACCCAGGGCAGAACCTGCCTTCGGAGGCTCTCATGTTTAATGGAAGTTATCTTGAGAACGTAATTCCCGGCTATCGGACACTTTATGTGTCCGGCCGGGAAATTTTGGGTACGGAGATTACAGATCTGGAAACAGGCGTGTCTGACGGTACAAAGTATCGACGAAAGCGTTATCAGCCAAGGACTATTGTGGTGGGATATCAGCTGGTAGCCGAAGATAATGCAGCTTTTCGCAGTGCTTACAACAAACTGAATGCTCTTCTGGATGCAGAACAGGCAACCCTTATTTTTGCAGATGAACCGGACAAATATTATATCGGAACAAAGCAGGGAACGAGTGAAGTGCCGGCGGGAAGAAATGCGATCACTGCGGAGCTGGAATTTTACTGCGCGGATCCATTCAAGTATTCGGTGGAAGAATTTACGGTGAATCCGACTGCGGATGACGGAAAAACGTTCATTGTGTCGTACAACGGCACTTATCGGGCCTTTCCAAAGCTTCAGGCAGTAATGCACAGTGAAAATGGAGTAGTAGGTTTTGTAAATGACTCCAAGAAAATTCTTCAGTTCGGTGATCCGGATGAGTTGAACGGAGAAACATACAAAAAAAGCGAACTGATAACAAGCTATGCTGACCAATATGTCTGGTCACAGGATGCGGCGTGGAAAGATGATACAGGGAGCAACTTCTTATACAGTAACAGCAAGACGGCTGGAAAGCTGGGTGTCATGAGCGTAGACAGCATCAAAGGTCTGTATCTGGCCAGCAGTGGATATGTAAGTCCAAACACAAACGGCTGGAATGGAGCTATGAAATCTATTGATGTGGTAGATTCCAATGGAGCAAAGGGAGCGACGCACCTCTATTGTTACATGAACAGCTGGTTTGAAACTGGTCTTATGGGGCAGACGGGCTGCCAGGCGATTGCTTTCTGCGATGCGAACGGAAAAATGATCTGCTGCCAGGAGATATACAAAACCGATACGATCGGAAACACAGCGCACATGAATATGTGGGTAGGTGGAAACAACCCGCGTATCGTCAAAACATATACTTTTGAACCTTGCCATCGAAAAGATGCAAACCCATACAGCCAAACGTATGGCGCAAGCGACATGATGAAACATGGAGAGAAAATACGTTTTTTCTGGAAGGGCAGTTATCCGGAATTTACAGTTCCAGAATTAAAAAATGTGAAAGTGGCAACAGTGAAATTGTATTTGGGACAGTGGGGAAGTCGAAATACAGGAAATCAGCTTGTCACC